GGCAAGGTAACCTTGCACGCATCCAAGGCACCGTGCCTGTGGACCAAGTCGGCAAAAAGATTACAATTCGGGCAACTGTTAAGGACATGGGTGCGAAGATTGTAGCTGGAACCAACTTGGTCGGCACCTGGACAGCTTAACTTAACTTTGCCAAATGTTTCTCCTGGTGTTACGCTCATTCGTGAAGTAACACCTTTTTTGATTTTGGAGACAAGAAATGAAAGACGTTATTCTGGCCGCCTTGGCCAAACTCGACACCGCTGTTGATAGCCACTGGACTACGGAAGGGCTTGTCAATCTGAACACTTTCAAGTTCCTGGCGGGTGGTGTTGCTATCAGCCGTGAGCAGCTTGAAGAAGTTGCCCCGGACTTCCGCCGCGAAAACCCGCACGTTGCTGGTGAAACTGAAGCAGATCAGTCAGCAAGTGAAGGCACTGACTCCAGTGCTGCTCCGGAAACTGCTACCACTGCGGCAGAAAGTTTTGATGCCCAAGTGGAAGAGAACCTTTCCGTCGAAAGCTTCACCCCCGTTGAAGACCTGTCCGAAGAAGAGCTGTCGCACCTCTGCGAAAGCTATATCGAACAGATCGGCGACCTCAATGTCGCTCGCGATAAGTTCAACAAGATGATCGATAAAAAGATCGCGTATCTGCACTCCGTTAAAGCAGAACTCGACAAGCGTCAGCCTCAAATGAGCTTGGCCGACATGGTGCGCCTGGCTCACGAGAACGTCTCCAAAAACCAGATTCCCGCGAACGCACCGCGAGCCCGCCCCCACACTGTTTACCCGCTCCTCAAAAAGTAAGAGGTTAACATGGCCCAGAGATTCCGCAACGACAAAAGATACCTTTCTTGGCTCGTTCAACAAAAACGAAAAAAGCGCCAATCCACTGGGCCAGTGCCTCCCGTTAACCCTGAGCCTGTGGAACAATAAGGAGATATTGTGGTTACTCTTATTGTAGAAGATGGGACAGGTTTACCCAACTCAAACAGCTATATCTCTGTCGACTACGCACGTCAGTACGGGCACGACAGGGGTATTGACCTGGGCGAGGACTACTTAATCGCGCAAAACCTAGTCCTCGCTGCTGATTACATAAGCACAAAAGGCCCCTTTAAGGGCAAGGTGCTTTCCTTGGACCAGTCCCTGGACTTCCCTCGCAGCGGCTTGCAGGTACACGGCGAGCAGTTTGCTGGCGTGCCCCAAAAGGTGAAAAACGCTCAAGCCCAGTTGCTACTGGACATCAAAGAGAGCGGTGCCTTGCTTACGTCCAATCGACAGTTTGCACTCAAGAAGCGCCAACTAGAAGGCTTGGTGCAGGAGTGGGCCGTGGGCTCTTATGCACAATATAAACCTGGTGCCACTCACGTGCTGTTCGACTCTCTGATTGCCGACTACCTTAGGAACGCATCAAGTCAAGCGTGGTGCTACCGATGAGCGCTTACGAAGAGTTTTATCAAATGGCCAAGGAGATGCTAGAGGACCCTGAAACCAGGTCTAGCGCGACCTTGAAGCTAGTTGTTATGGATGCACCTGTTGACAAGCCTTGGGCAGCAGGGCCCGGACAGGTCACCTCCTACCCCGTGTTCTGCTTTTACTACAAAGCGAAAAACTCGACGGTTAACGGTACTGTGATTCAAACGGGGCAAAAAATTGCCCTGGTCCAAAGCCCGTTGCCCGAGGCTTCCTTACGCTCCGCTTTGTGGGAAGATGCAAACGGTAAGCAGTGGAAGATTAAAACAACCGAGCTTGTTGAATTGGCAGACCAAGAGGTCTACACAAAAGTTCTACTGGGGGCGTAATGGCAAGAGGATTTCGCGATCAGTTTGACGCAGCTACCTTGAAAGTTATGAAGAAGAAGTCTGCGGAGGCAAAGGCTCGCTTGATGGGTTTTTGCGCCGCAGTCGTCGACGATACCCCTGTTTTGACTGGGGCTTTGAAAGGTAGCTGGCAGCTTCTAAACGGCAACAACAAAAACTTTGATCTGACTACACCCCTGGACCCAAGTGGGCTAGTAACTAAAGCCCGCCTTCAGCAAAAGATAAAATATTTGCCCATTCACATGGACTGGAAGCTGACTTTCGGGAGCCCTGTAAAGTATGCGCACAAAATCGAGTTTGAAGGCTGGTCGCAGAAAGCTCCGCAGGGTATGGTTCGCAAGAACATCGCGATCGGTGGGGAACGGCTCAAAGCGCTTTACCTTGGAGTATTCGAATGAGCTTCGAGTGGGTTGAAGACTCCCTTAATTCCCAGCTTCTAGCAGGCATCGGCGAATACGCCACGGACATTGCTTGGAAAAACTTGCCTTTTGAACCTGGCGATCGTAGTCTGTGGTTGAAATCGACCATTGTGCCTGCTCTGGAAGGTGTAGCCACATTGGGCAAACACGGTGAGAACGAGTATCTTGGCTTTTTGCAGATTGGCATATACCAGCGCATAAACGAAGGTACCACTCAATCACAAGAAGTGAGAAACTTGATCAATCGCCTGTTCCCCGTACCAGGGCGGTTGCAAGCACCTGAAGGTTGTATGCTTCGGGTTGAACGTAAGACGTTTTCGTCTGGCGGTCAAACTTCGATAGCTGACTTGTCCGCAGGTGGCACTGAAGCGGTATGGGATGCAAATTATATCACGATTTACTGGCTCGCTCGTGAGCCTAGATAGAGGAAGCAATCATGGCTGAAGGTTCACGTTACGCCAGTTACTTCGTCGCGGAGAACACTTCCGGGGTGACGCCGTCTAACCCTACGTTGAAGGTGTTTCGTGCGACCAAGTCTGGTCTTGATATCAACATCACAGCTTTGCAGTCTGCGGAAATTCGTAACGATGCTGAGGTCGCCGACTTTCGTCTAGGCACCCGACACGTAGCGGGCACCGCAACAGCCGAGCTGTCTTACGGCACTTTCGACGATCTGATCGCGGCAGCTTTGCGGGGCTCGTGGGCGACCAACGTTGTCAAAGGCGGGGTCACTCGGCAGTCGTTTACCTTTGTTGACTACAACGAAGATATCCCTGATCTGCCTTACACAGTCTATCGCGGCTGTGAAGTCAACAGCATGACGATCAACGTTTCTGCGGCGGCGATCACGACCATTGAGTTTGCCTTGGTGGGGCGGACTATGGAGCAGTTGGCGACCTTGCCAGCAGGGTGGACTATTTCCCCGCGCACCAAGACGAGCCCCATGGACAGCTTCTCCGGCTCGCTCCTCTCGAACGGGGCAAGTTTGGACGTCATCACAGAGATGTCACTCACGGTCGAAAACGGCATCGAGCCCCGGTTCGTTGTTGGTTCGAAGTTCTCGTTCAAGCCTGGGGCAAAGCGCCGCAACGTTACAGGCAGCATGACCGCTTACTTCGAAGATAACAATCTGCGCCTGGCTTACCTGAACGAACTGGAGCAAAACATCGCTCTGAGCATCTCCGACGGTGCTGCGGGTAACACCTACATCATCACGATGCCGCGAGTCAAGATCACCGAAGCCCCCAACCCTGTCGACGGTGAAGGCGACATCATGTTGAACATGAACTATCGCGCACTGCTGGACGACACAACCGCTTCTTCGATCAGGATTGAGAGGAAGGTGGTGGTCCCCGCCCCCACGGGTGTCCTGCTATCCCCAGCCTACGTGCCGTCAATGGGCAAGGCGGGAACTAAACAGTTCACCGCAACTGTCCTGGGTACCACCGCACAAGCGGTGACCTGGAGCGTGACCCCAGCAGGTGCGGGTACGATCAGCGCGTCCGGGCTGTTCACAGCAGCAGCCAACCCCACAGCCCCGGCGACCATCAAGGCAGCAGCGACAGCGGCGCCCACTGTCTTCGGTAACGCTACGGTGGCAGCGTTCGCCTAAGAATTGTGGTTACAACAAAGGCTCTTCGGGGCCTTTACTTTTTGGTGTTGATCGTTGATAGTCGATTAACACCTTTTTGGAGAAGTCAAATGGCAAGTTTTAAAATCTACAACGTTCAGATCTCCGGCGGCGAAACAACAGTTGAAATCCCCGTTGTTTTCCCTGGCATGACGTCGACAGGTGAAACGCTCACTATCCGTAGCGTCTACAGCTCCGCCTTCCGTGAAGCACAAGCTAACATGGCCCGTCAAATCCAAGTGCTGCGAATGGCTACCAAAGGGGAGCCTTTGGACGAAGCTACCCTGGACGAGCTGGAGCGTTCTGCGTTTGCAAGTCTGGTTTCTGCATGGTCGTTCGAAGAGGAGTGCAATTCAGCCAACGTCGTTGAGTTCTTGCAAGCCAACCCGCACATGAAAGACCTTATCAGCGTGCAAAGCGCAAAAGACTCCCTTTTTTTCAAGAGCAACGACAAAAAGTAATACAGTACGCAACCCTCGACTGGCAAATGCATGTCCCTCCGGTCGGGGGTAAGTCAACTCTCTATCAGCAGCTTTGCAACATCCGAAAGCAAACAGGTAAAACCCCTCCCCAGCTTCAAGCTTACGAAGACTCTAAACTCCCCGAAGAGTTAGCCTACATTTACGGTTATTTCCGGGACTTTTACAATGGCGGTCAATTCAGTTATACTGAGCTTCAATCCTGGCAAGCCTTTTCTAAAATTGAGCTTACTTACATTGAAGCCGAGTTGATACGACAGCTTTGTCTAGAACATCAACACTTCACCTTCAAGAGGCAGCAAGCTCAGCAAGAATACCTTGTCAACAATCCGCCAAAGCCTAAGGGTAAGAGATAATGGAAGATGCTGACATTGTCATCCGAGTACGCTCGGATGGTATAACAGGTGCGGAAGCTGCCCTTAGGCGTTTGCGCGAAGTGGGCGTACAGACCGAAACTGTCACGAACCGCATGGTGGCACAAACTGCCCGACTTAACGCCACCATGACAGGCTCACAAGTGATCATGAACACCATGGCAGCGACAGGTATGATCGCTTTCTTGGTGGCTTCCACAGGAGCTGTCGCAAACCTCAACGATGCTTGGACGTCAATGACGAACAAGCTGGCGAACGCCAACACAGAGCAAGCCCGTATGGTGGACTTGCAAGATCGGGTGTTCGAGATTGCCCAAAAGACTCGCACGGACTTGGACGCAACCGCTACCCTGTACGCTCGCATGGAAAGATCGCTCGCTTCGTACAATGTAACGGGGCTGCAAGTTGCAAGGGTGACAGAAACGATCAACAAAGCAATGATTGTTTCAGGTGCGACAGCAGCAGAAGCGGGTGCTGCGATAGTTCAGCTCTCCCAAGGTCTGCAATCGGGCGTCTTGAGAGGCGACGAGTTCCGTTCGGTATCCGAACAAGCACCTCGCCTGTTGAAAGCCATGGCGGACTCCTTGAACAGAAACACAGGTGAGTTGCGGGAAATGGCGGCGCAGGGCAAGCTTACATCTGATGTTGTCGTCAAAGCAATCTACGACGCCTCCGAAGCGATCGACAAAGAGTTCAACAAAACCACGGCGACGTTTAGCCAACAACTGGCGATGGCTAACAACAACCTTGTTAAGTTCGCCGGGACTAGCTCGAGCGTCTCTAGCGCCACCCAGCTCCTGGGCGCAACCCTCATCGGGTTGTCTGAGAACATGGACACAGTTGCAACGGTTGCGGGCGTGCTTGCGGCTGTGCTCGTGGGCAAGGTTATCACAGCTTACGCCGCCACCGCCGCTGCTTCTGTGCAAGCGTCGCTAGCTGCTGCCCAGGAAGTGGGTGCGGCGCAAGCTCTTACGTCCGCAAAAGTGCAAGAGGCTGCTGCTCGCGTTAGCGCAGCTCAAGCA